CGCACGGCCGGCTTGGTCCGTCTTGGTCCGGCCCCGTGGAGCCCGTCGTCGAGGGTCATCGCACGGTAGCTTGGTCCGGTCCCGCCGAGCGCGGAAGTGAAGGTCGACGCGCGGTTAGTCACCGCTCGGTTCGGCTTGGACGGCAGGCAGGGCAGGGCGTGGTCTGGCAAGGTTCGTCCTGCCCGGTCAGGTCCGAGCACCGCGCCGCACGGCAGGCAAGGTTTTCTGGTCGAGGACTGTCCGGGTAAGTCCACCCGGGGGAGTCATCGCCCGGTCCTGTTAGCCGTGGCCGGCACACGAATTGCGAGGGCGTCCGCGCCCTTTGGGACATGGGTTGCTGAGCTAGGTTGGTCCTGGTTCGGCGGAAACTTGTCGGGCTCAGCTTGGCCCGGCATTCGCCGGCAAGCGGGGCGGGCAATCACGCCCGCCTCGCCAACCTCGAAGGTCGTCACCATGAGCACCGTACTTGTCCACTACGAGGCGGCCATCCAATCGCTCGCCGCGGCTAAGAACCTGGATGAGGTCAAGGACGTTCGGAATAAGGCCGATGCCATCCGCCTCTACGCCCGTCAGGCGAAAAACAAACAGCTTGAGATGGACGCCCTCGAAATCCGGCTGCGGGCCGAGCACAAAATGGGGCAACTGCGGGCCGAAGAACAGAAGCACCCGGGCGGTCGCCCGAAGGTGGAGGAGCCCCCGGAAACCCTAGCCGACTCGGCTAGGGTTTTGGCACCGCCGACGAACGCCGAGCTTGGCATCGACACGCACCTCGCGGCGCGCGCACAGCGCATGGCGCAACTCGACGAGACCGAGTTTGAAGCATTCCTCGCCGAAGTGCGCGAGGATGGCGAGACCGGGGTGTCGCGCGTCACCAAACGGCTCCTCGATCGCGCGACCGGCGAGGCCGGACTCAAGATGGCTGGTCCCCCGGAGATCGTCGGCGGCGGCACCATCGACGACCTACACGAACTTGCTCGTAAGGGTCGGAAATTTAAGGTGATTTACGCCGATCCGCCGTGGCCTTACGAGACTTGGAGCGCGGCCGGGAAGGATAGATCGGCCGAAAAATTTTACGAGACAATGACCCTCGCGGACATCGCGGCGCTGCCGATTCAGGCCCTCGCGGACCCGGACGGTTGCGCGTTGCATTTGTGGAGCGTCAATCCGCTTTTGCCGGTTTGTTGCGCGATGATCGAGAAATGGGGTTTCAGCTACAGCACGACGAGCTTCCACTGGTTCAAAGAAAACCTCGACGGCACGCTGTTCACCGGACTCGGCCACTGGACCCGCGCCAACGCCGAGATCGTCCTGCTCGGCCTCATGGGCAAGCCATCGCGCTACGCAACCGACGTGCACTCGGTCGTCCGCTCGCCGGTCACGCGCCACAGCGAGAAGCCCGAGGAAGTCCGCCGCCGCATCATGCGTCTCAACGCCGGTCCCTACCTCGAATTGTTCGCGCGCAAGACCGCGCCCGGGTGGGTGTCGTGGGGCAACGAATTGGTGTTCACCGGGGAGGAGGCGCGATGAAAGTCAGCGGACTCTTCGGCCGCCCCAAGGTCGCGTTCAACCACGACGGCAAGTTCGACCTCCAACTGAGCCAGGCGTTGATCGCGGAGCGCCGGCTGGCCGACATCTTCATCGACGGCCGGATCGAGCGCATCGAACTCAAGACCGAAACCTTCCAGTGGGAGCAGACCGGCAACATCTGCATCGAATACGAGCAGCATGGCGTCCCGTCCGGCATCGCCTCGACGGAGGCCGACATGTGGGTGCACGAGCTTTGCCGCGACGGCCACACCCTCTGCTACCTGATGTTCCCCATCGACCGGCTCAAGCACCTTGCCGCCAAGTGCTACCGTGAGGGCAGGCGCGCGAGCGGTGGTGACGGCGGGCACTTCAAGATGGTCCTCGTGCCGCTTTCGGAGATCCTGAAATGAAGCCGCCCGACTGGCCCGGGCCCGACGTGCCGCGCCCCATCGCCGCGCTCTGGTCGCGCTTTGAGGCGCTGGCTCGGCGCACGCCGGCATCGGAAACCGAACTGGAGCAATGCCGCGTATTCTTCTTCGCCGGCGCCGCCGATCTCTATGATTGGCTCACGGAGACGACCGACGCGCACTCCGAGGGGCCCGATCCCCTCGAGGGCCTGAACAAGACGTCCGAGGTATTCCAGCGGATCGAAGCTGAGATCGAAGTCTTTCGCAGCGACCCCGAGCACGGGCCGCAGCTGCAATGAGATCGTTGCCGGTACTTACGCGCCGCTCGCAGGGCGCCGGTAGCGAAGGCGGGTCCCTTCTGATTGGCCTCAATCGGGACCCGCCACAATGAACGCGCACTTCGACCTCGACGGCTACCAGCGCATCGAGCGCCGCGAGGCGGTGGAGATCCACACGCATCACGTCCGGCGCGACGGCGAGGTCGAGCACCGCATCATCGTCCTCCAGCCCTGCGACGTCTGCGGCGCGCTCGTCGGGCCGTGGTGGGACTTCGTGATCGGGGGCGAGACTTTCACCTTCTGCGGCAAGCACCGCTCTATCGGGGAGGCATCTGATGATCGTGGACGAGCCAATCGACTTCCGGGTGATGTACGGGGAGGCAAAGCGCGATCTGGCGATGCGCAGGCAAATCTATTCGTCGCGGGTGAGTGAAGGCTCGATGCCGCGGGACATCGCGGATCGGCAACTCCGAATCCAGGAAGCCATCGTCGCCCACTTCGCCGGCCTCGCGGAGTCCGAGCAAAAGCTCGCGGATTTCGAGCGCGAAAAAGCCGAACCGAGATTGGACCTCTGATGGTGTGGGAGTACTCCAACCGCGCCGACCCGCGAGCCCGCGCCCTGGCCGACCGGCACTACAACCGGCAGAAGATCGGCACGCGGCAGTTCGTGCCGCCCGGCCGCTGCCTCGTCCTCTACGCCGAGACGGAAACGGGGCGAGCGTTTTGGGTGACGTCATGGCCCTTCGCGCTATTCGTCCAGCACGCATGGGCCGGTGCATGGATGTGCTCGGCCTTCCGCAACGAGGGCGCGGCGCCAGCCTCGCTGCTGATCCGCGATGCGGTGGCCGCCTCGCTCTCGTTCTTCGGCCCGCCGCCGCCGCTCGGGCTCGTGACCTTCATCGACAAGACGAAGGTGCAACCCACGATGGTCAGGGGTGAGCCGATGTGGGGCTGGACCTTCCGCAAGGCCGGATTCAAGCACGTGGGGGAGACGGGCAAGGGACTTCTCGCCCTCCAGCTGCTTCACGCCGATATGCCGCCCGCCGCCGATGCCATCGGCTTCCAGTCGGAAATGTGGGCGCGAGAGGAGGCATGAGGATGCACACCAAGGACAAGCTCGCGGCCGCGATGATCGACGCCGGCATTCCCGCGGCGATGGTCGAGCGCGCGCGCGACGGCTACTACCACGACTTCCTGAGCCCGCTCGATTTCCCCGAACTCGTTCTGGCCGACGACCTCAACAAGATCGGGACACCCAAGGCGCTCTCGCTGCGGCAGCGCGTGATCGACGGTGAGTTCGACGCCAGCTTTCAGGAGTCCGAGGATTGGGCGCGCAGCCCCGAGGGCAAGGACGCCTTCGCCCGGCTCGTCGACGGCAAACGCAAGTGATGGCGGACCTCTGAAATGTATAAGAAAGCCTCGCAGGCACAGCAGCGGATTCATCGCACCGGCAGTCACGCGACGATGCCGTCGGCAACCGGGCGCATCGACCTGATGCCGGCGTGGGCGGTCGAGCCCGAGGAATATTACAACACGCTGCGCGAGCAATTCGCGCACCTCGTCGACTACCTCGCCGTCCTGCGGGAAAGGATTGCGCCCTACACCGACATGCTCAAGCGGCCGATGCTGAAGGACGAGTACGAGGACGCTAGGGAAATCCACGACGAGTACGGGCAGATGATGGCCATGATCGAGCGCCAGATGGAGGCGCTTCGCCCGCTGGTCCGCAATGCCGACCAATGCTCCCGCGACGCCCTCGCGTGGCACCTCGCCAAGAACCACCTGACGATGGGCGAGATCCCCGCCATTGAAAAAGCCGTGGTCGAACTGATCCGCGACTGGCGGCCGCGCAACACGCTGCCCAGGGCCCACAGCGAACTCGTCGGCATTCAGCACGACAAAGAGAGCCGAAGGAATCAGCAGCGCCGCAAGCGGACTATCTCCCGCAACACTCGCGAGTTTTGGGGCGGAGGGCAGCAGGCCAACAAGGCGCGACAGGAAGCCCATACGGAATTGGTACGGCGCGAGAAGGAGCAGAAGCATCGGCGCTCGGAGGTCGCCATCGCAAACCGCCAGATGCCGAGGCCGCAACTGCCGCTGCCGGAAAAGCCGCCGTCTCGCCCGGTGCTCACGCCCCGAGCAATCCCCCGCCCCCTACCTCCACCGCCACCGCCGCGCCCGCAAGTCGACATGCGCGCAAAGCTCGAAGCCCTCCAACGGCACTTTGGCAAATGACGACGCCCGCCTCGCACTACAGCTACGTGTTCGTGCCGGTGAACGCGCGAGGCGTCGGCCCCGAGTACCAGACCTCGGAGGTCACGATGGTCCGGCACGAGGTTTTCGACCACGCCCGGCAAGTCTCGATCGCCGTCTGCCCGGACGCCGAAATGGCGCGGCACATCGCGGCGCTCCTCAACGCACAGCAACTCGATGGGGGGCGCTGGCGCCCGACCCATCAGGAGGCGGCGAGCGGTCGTTTGTTCCGCGTCCTCCTGCTCGCCGCCGATGCCTCCAGCGTCCGCCAGCCCGACGCGCCGCTGGTCGTGGTCTTTGACGATCACGAGCGGCGCACGTTCGCGATGCGCTACGCGCAATTCTACGACGGCCGGTTTCTGGCGATGGCCGCCCCCGAGCAGGAAGCGATCCGCCAGCGCAACGACGGGGAGCGCCCATGAGCATCACGCAAGCCGGCCTCGACAAACTGGCGCGAGACGTCGACGGGCTCGTCAACGTGGACACGCCCAATGCGAACTTCTTCATGGGCGGGCCCCCCGATGCGTAGCCTCACTGAACCATCGGCGCTGTCCGAGGAGCAGAAGTTCAGCAACGTCCTGCGCACCCTCGCCCAAGCCATCGAAGGGCTCATCAACCGGGGGGACGCGCACGACAACGGTTTCGTGCTGATCGTCTTTCCGTTCGGCGACGACGGCGACGAGCGCGAAGTCCGCTACCTCTCCAACGCCGAGCCCGACGATGTCCTCGCGCTCCTGCGCGACCAGGTGGCGCGGATGGAGGGGAAGGTGGGCCATGCGTAGCGGGGCCGCGCGCCGGCCACCGGCGCCCTCATGGGCCGCGTGGCCCAACTTTCAGGAACGGGGATTCATCGTGACGAGCAGCGACGGGTTCAGGATCGACATCCTCGGCGTCAGCGAGCGCACCAAGGCGATAGCCGATGCCATCGCCTACGCGCTCAACAAGCTGGAGGAAACCGAGGCCATGAAGCGCCCGCCGAGCGTCTTGGGCCACACGAAAGCGAGATGGTGATGCCCGGGTGGGCTTGGCAGATCGTCGCGCTGGTCATCCTCGCCACCGTCGCGTGGTTCGTGGTCGACGGCTTCTTCCGAGCGGTGCCGGTATGACTCAGCCCTTGCGCTTGCGCTTGTCCTTGGGGAACGGGATCACGGACTCGCTGCCGTCGCGGCCGACCACATCGGTCCAGGCGCCGTGCTCAAGCCCGCCAAGCAGGATCTCGGTCGGGTCCTCGTTCTGCGTGTTGTCGGACATCGTGATCCGCGCCCGCGACACCGGCGACAGCCCGAGGGCTTCCCCGGCGCGGTGCATTTCCTCGCGCGCATCGCGCTCGATGATGAGCAGCGGATTCCGGACCGGCCCGTTCGGGCCTTTCACGATCATGCCAAGCTGCTGGATTTTCTGGCGCACGTCCCAAAAGCGCGCCCACGCGACCGCCATGCGCTCAAGCGCCTGTTCGTCGGCCCGACTGAGGAGCCCCGCGGGCAGGGAGTCGACGATGGACCACCAGAACCTTTGCTCGTCCGGTTGCAGCGCCGGGTTGCACACCGGCTCCCCGATGCCCTGCGGCTGCGTCGGGATCAGGCGCTTGCCGCGATTGCCTTCGAGATCCCGAATTACACCCGGCTTCGGCCGTCGCCCTGTCGCCATCGGTCGTCCACTCCAAGTGAGGCTGCGATGCCCATAACCAACGATCTTGTCATCGAGTACGGCAATCCCGCGCAATTCAAGGCTTACGCCTACAACGCGCGGACGCATACCCCTGAGCAAGTGGAGGAAATCGCGAACGCGATGGGCCACTTCGGCTTCACCAACCCGATGCTCATCGACGAAAACGACGAGATCATCGCCGGGCACGGGCGGCAGGAAGCGGCCATGCTCAAGCATATCGAGCGCGTCCCCTTCATCCGCCTCGTCGGGCTCAGCGACGAAGAAAAGCGGGCGCTGCGCATCGCCGATAACAAGATCGCGGCCAATGCCGGATGGGACGACACCCTGCTCAAGTTCGAGCTTGCCGAACTGCAGGGCCTCGAAAGCCTCATCGGCTTTTCGATGGACGACCTCGCCAAGCTCTACGGCGCCGACCAACTGGACGAGGAAGATCAGACCAGCGGCAAGGCCCCGCCCGATCCCGAGACGGCCAAGCGCGTCCTCGCGGAGCGGTTCGGCGTACCGCCCTTCACCGTCCTCAACGCGCGCGAGGGCTGGTGGCAGGATCGCAAGCGCGCCTGGGTGGCGCTCGGCCTGCAATCGGAACTCGGCCGCCTCGACCTCGAGGAGCCGAAAGCCGAAACGGAGCCGAAATGAATATGGGCGATCACGTGCCACCGCCGCCACAATTTCAGGTCGTCAGCGGCCAAGGCCGCCGCAACACCGGCGCGAAGGTGTTCTTCAACGGGCAGGAAATCCGCAACGTCGTCAGCGTCAACGTCCAGAACCACGCCAAGCTCGATGACGTCTGGACGTCAACCATCACCATCCAATTGCGCGGGGAGTCGATCCCCGTGCTGATCCCGCCAGAGGAACAGGAGCAGGGCCATGAAGAAAGGTGAGGGCGCCATTCAGTTCACCGCTCGGAAGTGGGCCGAGACGCACACGCCCGACATGGTGCGGACGCTCAGCCCCATCTCGATCTTCGACCCGGTGCTGACTGAACTGGTCTATCGCTGGTTCTGTCCGCCCGAGGGCGTCATCCTCGATCCCTTCGCCGGCGGCAGCGTGCGCGGCATCGTCGCCAGCCGGCTCGGCTTCCGCTACGTCGGCGTCGACCTCTCGGAAAAGCAGATCGACGCCAACCGCGAGCAGTCGCGCATGATCCTCGACGGCGAGACGCCGTGGCCCATCTGGCTCCCGGGCGATAGCCGCGACATTCAGGAGATCGCGCGGGGCGTCGAAGCCGATCTCGTATTCACGTGCCCGCCCTATGCCGACCTCGAGGTTTACTCCGACCATCCTGCCGACATCAGCAACATGGTCTATCCGGAGTTTCTGGACGCCTACGACAAGATCATCGCGGCCGCGTGCACCCTGCTCAAGCCCGACCGCTTCGCGGCCATCGTCGTCGGGGAAGTGCGCGACAAGCAGACGCACGCCTATTACGGGCTCGTCCCCGACACCATCGCCGCCTTCGAGGCGGCCGGGCTCAGCTACCACAACGAGGCGATCATCGTGACGCCGACCGGGACGCTGGCGATCCGCACGGCCCGGCAATTCGACCACTCGCGCAAGATGGGCAAGACGCACCAGAACCTCCTGGTGTTCTGCAAAGGCGATCCGCTTGCCGCGACCGACGCAGCTGGGGCAGGCGAGTTCGGTTCGGTCATGCCGGCCGGCACCGCCGACGTCGACGACGATCCCGAGCACGTCGATCCCTTCGACTACGGCGATCCGCTGCCCGACAAGGAGTAATTGCATATGCGTGTTGAGACTGGCCCGGTGCAGTTCGGTGACGAGGACTGGCCCGGTATCTTCATCCGGGGCGATCAGGCGCTCCATTTCTCGTTTACGCTCAAGGCCCTGATCGACTGCGACGTCGAGGGCCTGACCGAAATCGAACGCGCGATTCTGCGCGGGCTCGCTGACACCCTCGGCAGTTGCGCCGTGCCGGTGGCGGACCTCACGATTGCCGATGCGAGGACACCGTGAGCACGCCCCGGACTGACACCGAGATTGTCGAGTGCACGAAGGAGCACCCTTGGGACGGCAAGGTGAGGTCGGGCGTGCGCGTTCGCCATAGCGAGGTCCGCGAGGTTGGCGAGCAGCAGGACGGCTATCCGGGCGGCGACATCGTCACCTACGAGTGCCGCAACTGCGGCCATCGGTGGACAGCGGAGTTGCCGCAATGACCGACACCAAGCTCCATGACGAGATCGTCGCCATCCGGGCGCGGGTCAACGACGGCACGCTCGACCTCCGCGACGTGGGCAAACTGCTCGATGGCAAATGGGATCAGGACTTGCCCAATCGCATCCTCGTCGCCGCGCTGGCCGCTATCGGAAGCGTGGGGGCGGCCGATCTCGCGAAGCGGCTGGAGGCCCGCGAGGCTCAGTGCCGCCGTCTCGCCTATCCCGATCACCCGCCGATCTTTGTGGAGATCGCCGGCGATCTTGCCGCCGCCGCCACCTTCATTCGCGAGGTCCCGAGGGTGCGCGGATGAACATCGCGGCCGCCGATCCTATCGTCACCGAGCACAAGGGCATCCACGTCGTCCGCGACGATCTCTTTCCGGGCGGCACCAAGGCCCGCTTCATCGGCCGGCTGTTCGAGCGCGCCGAGGAGGTCGTCTATGCGTCCTCCGCGCAGGGCGGCGCGCAAACCGCGCTGGCAGAGTGCGCGCGTCAACGCGGCAAACGCGCCACGCTGTTCGTGCCGTGGCGGCAGGAGCCGCACGCCCGGGCGCTCATGGCTAAGCGTCTCGGTGCACAGGTCGTGCAAGTGCGCCCCGGTCATCTCAACGTCATCCAGTCCCGCGCCAAGGCTTACGCCGACAAGTCGGGCGCGCTGCTCGCGCCGTTCGGGATGGAGGTCGCCGGCGCGGTGGAGGCCATCGCTACAGCTGCCCGCGCGACCGGGATCGAGCCCGACGAGGTCTGGTGCGCCTCTGGCTCGGGCGTCCTCATGCGCGGCTTGTCGCTCGCCTGGCCCAAAGCCAGACGGCACGCCGTCCAGATCGGCCGCAAGCTGAGCCCCGCGGACGTCGCCCTCGCTACGGTGCACGTGTACCCGCGTCCGTTCGCCGCCATCGCCCGGACCTATCCGCCGTTCCCTTCGGACCCGCACTACGATGCAAAGGCATGGGACATCTGCGTCCACTCGCACGGGCCCGGACTCGTCCTTTTGTGGAACGTCACCGGGCCGGCGATACCCTGAATGGAGTGCGGCAATGGTGCTGCGGCGATGCCCCTTCTGCGACGTACTCAATTGCGAAGTCAGGTATTTTCCGAGCGAGGACAGGGACCACTACGTCTTTTGCATGAACTGTGGAGCCAGCGGCCCGGTAGCCGATACGCCTTGGGGCGCGTCCGTAGTGTGGAACCGGGCGACGATGGCAGCTGATGGCGAAACCGAGGCCGACACCCCGCCCGAAACCACCCCCTGCGGCCCGTAGGAAGCCCGCCAGCACACGCCGCCGACTTCGGGGCGGTCCCCCTAGCGGCGGACGGCGGCCCCCGGCGCTGCCGCCCGCCCTTGTGGCCGTCTATAAGCGGCTGCAGGTCCCCCAAGAGGACTGGCGAAAACCCTCCGGGCAGATCATCGCGTTCGCCCATTCGCTGATCGTGCCGGCCGGCAAGTACGTCGGGCAGCCGCTTCGTCTCCGTCCCTTCCAGCTTGAGTTCATCCGCGACGTTTACAACCCGCGCCTTCGCGGGCACCGGCGCCGCAAGACCGCCGTGCTTTCCATCGGCCGGCGCGGTGGCAAGACGCTCACCGCCGCGGTGCTCGTCCTCGCGCACCTTGCCGGTCCGCTCAAGAAGATGAACTCGACGATCATCAGCGCGGCGACGACGCGCGATCAGGCATCGCTCGTGTTCCGCTACGTGGCCGACATCATCCGGCTCAACAAGGCGCTCAAGTCGCGCCTCAAGATCGTCGAGTCCGTCAAGCGCATCGTCCACAAGAACGACTTCTCGGTCTATCGCGCGATCAGCGCCGACGCCGGCGGATCGTTCGGACAGGGCATCGACCTCGTGATCTACGACGAGCTTGCGCAGGCCAAGACCCGCGCCCTCTACGACTCGCTGATGACTTCGATGGGATCGCAGGTAGAGCCGCTGATGGTCGTGATCTCGACGCAGGCGCCGGCCGACACGCACATCCTTTCCGAACTGATCGACTACGGGCTCAAGATCGAGGCCGGCGAGTTCAAGGACGACAGCTTCACGGTGCATCTCTACACCGCGCCGCAGGACTGCGACTTGCTCGACGAAGGCGCGTGGTACGAGGCCAACCCCACCCTCGGGGACTTCCGCGACCTCACCGAGTTTCGCGAGACCATGCGGCGGGCCGTCAAGGTTCCGTCCCTCGAGGCGTCGATCCGCAACCTCTACCTGAACCAGCGGGTGCAGGCGAAGGCGCCCTTCATGACTCCGAACGTCTGGAAGCTGAACGCGGGCGAGGTCCGCGAGGAGCTATTCCAGGACGGCCGCCCGGTGTTCGGCGGGCTCGATCTGTCGGCGCGCGTCGACCTCTCGGCCATCGTGTGGGGCGTCGAGGACGACGACGGCAACGTCCACATGAAGTGCCGCGTCTGGACTCCGGAGGAGACGATGCACGAGCGCGCCGCCCGCGACCGCGCGCCTTATCCGGCATGGGCGAAGGAGGATTTCATCATCCCCGTGCCCGGCCCCTCGCTCGAATACGACTTCCTCGCGCGCGACATTGGCGACGATGCCGCCGCCTTCCCGCGCGTCGGCCGGATCGCTTACGACCGCTGGCGCATCAACATCTTGAAGCAGTCGTTCGACCGCATGGGGATCATGGGCCTGCCGCTCGTCCAGTGGGGGCAGGGCTTCAAGGACATGTCGCCGGCCATCGACGAGTTTGAGCAGCTGGCCGTGAAGGGTAAGCTGCGGCACGGCAATCATCCGGTGCTGCGCTGGTGCATATCGAACGCGGTGGTGGTCAAGGACGCCGCCGAGAATCGGAAGCTCGACAAGTCCAAAGCGTTCGGCCGGATCGACGTCGCGCAAGCGGCGGTGATGATGGTCGGCGCGATGAAGTGCAACACCGACGTCATGGTCGATTTCAACGCCATGATCGGCTGACGTGCTCGTCATCCTCGCGGGCGCGATAACGCACCCCGAGATCCAAGAGGGCGCGGATGAACTCGTCGTCGGGGTTGCTCGTCAGCTTCGCACTGATCGCCTTGAGGTCGATGGTCCCGGCCTCCGCGCGCTGGAGGACATGACGCGACCAATAGCGAATGTGCTCGGGCGACATAGCCGATTTGTACGCCCCCAAACGGATTGTGAAAACGTCCGTGAAAACGTGACGGTCCGGATTGGACTTCGCCGGTTTTTGAGTATGGTCCGCTCGTTCGGCCGAAACTGGACCGTCCGAGCACTTGGGGAAAGTGCCGCGCTGGCTTGCCCCCCGCCAGTTAAGCGCGGATTATGTGCCCGGCCTCGAGGGGAACCCACGACGTTCACACCCCCTCCTGGTCGGGCACGACTTTAAGCGATGGAACCAGACCGCTTCGCGGCGTTGATTTCCGGGCTCGAATCCAACGGGATTACGCAGCCGCAGATCTCCCGCGCCACCGGCCTTTCACGAACGACCGTCTGGCGCCTCGGGGCCGGGCTCGGCCGCGCGCCGTCCTACGAGACGATCAAGCGCCTCGAAACGCTCGCCGCGCGGACCGTGCCGGTCACCAAGCGAGCCTAACCGCTGTTTCACCCCTGAAACACGACTCAGCCTAAATAGGCCGGCACCCCGCGTTACGGGTTGCGTGATGCATGTAAAAGAGTTTGCCGGCCGCGAGCAGGAATATGCGATCCGCTCCGTCGCCGTCGCAGAGGACCCGTCGACCATCTATGTGCTCTCCGATGGTGAGCCCGATCGCCTGGGCGACATCATCGAGCCCGAAGGATGGGTCCTCGGAAACTTCAATCCCGTCGCCCTGTTCAACCACAACCGCGACCTGATCGTCGGGCGGTGGGAGGACGTCAAGGTCAAGGGCAAGCAGCTGATCGGCCGGCTCGTCCTTGCCGAAGAAGGCTCGTCCCCCGTCATCAACATGGTCCGCTCCCTGATCCGTCAGGGGATGCTCGATTTCGTCTCGGTCGGCTTCAAGGCCCTCGAGGCGGACCCGCTCGATCCCAAGGACCCGTGGGGCCCGCTGCGCTTCACCAAATCCGAATTGCTGGAAGCGAGCCTAGTCGCTGTCCCGGCCAACCCACGCGCCCGCCGCGTGGTCAAAGAGTTCTTCCCGAATGATGCAGATGCCGTCCGACTCTTCGCCAAGCCCGGTGAACTGAGAGCCCGGATGCTTCCCGTTCGGAAACCCGGCGAGCCCGCCGCCACGCCCTCTATTTCCAGCAAACCCAAAATGAAGCTCTCAGACGGCATCAAGGCCAAGAACGACGAGATCGTCGTCTTGCGCGACAAGCTGACGGGCCTCGCAGGGAAGATCGAAGCCAACGGGCTCGAAATCTCCGACGAGGACGCCGCCGAACAGGAAACCCTTACCGACACCCTCAAGGCCGCCGAGCAGCAGCTTGGCCGCCTGCAGTCGCTCGAACGCTCGCTCGCCATCCGGTCCAACCCGGACGCCGGCGACGATGACGAGCACCGCGACGTCGGCACCGAAGTCGCCACGCTCCGCGGCGACGACGGCAACCGCGACAACCCGATCCGCCAGCTTGCCCGCAATGCTCGCGGCTACGATCTTCTCGTTCGCGCTGCGGCCTGCGCCTTCATTGCGCACGTCACCCGCAAGCCGCCCGAAGCCGTGCTGGTCGAGCGGTACTCCAAGCATCGCAGCTACCGCGAGATCGAAGCGGTGGTGAAGGCCGCGACCGCGCCCGCCATGACCAACGTGGTTGGTTGGGCGGCTGAGCTCGTCGGCGCCAACGTTCAGGCGTTGCTCGATACCATCAAGCCGGTGTCGATCTATCCGCGCCTCGCGGCGCGCGGCACTGAGTTCTCGTTCGACGGGATGCAGCCGATCACCGTGCCCGCACGGCAGTACGGCACCAACCCTTCGGCCGGATCTCCGACCGACCGTAACCGGCGCCTCGCCGGCGCATGGGTGGGGCAGGGCGCCCCGATCCCCGTGCGGCAGGGACTCTTTACCGGCATCACGCTCAATCCCTACAAGCTCGGCGTGATTTCGACCTTCACCCGGGAAATGGCGAACGCCTCGACTCCCGCGATGGAACAGATCATCCGCGAAGCCATCGCGGAGGACACGGCTTGGGTGCTCGATATGTCGCTCCTCAGCGACACCGCAGCCATCCCGAACGTGCGCCCGGCTGGCATCTTCGTTGGCGTGACTCCGCTTACGCCTACGGCAGCTGGTCCCGATGCGGCGATCACCGACCTCAAGGCTCTGCTCACCGCCGTTATCGGCGCGGGCGGTGGCCGCAGCGTGGTCCTGATTATGAACCCGTTGCAGTCGATGAACCTCGCGCTGATGCACGAGGGCGGGCTGTTCTACTTCCGCGACGAAATCGCCAACGGCACGCTGCTGTCGGTTTCGCTCGTGACTTCGATCACGGTCCCCGTGGGCGAGGTCTATTGCATGGACGCCGCCGACTTCGCGAGCGCCACGGGCCAGCCGGCCTATGACGTCTCCGATCAGGCGACGTTGCACATGGATGACGGCACCTATCCCGACGACTTCACCGCCCCGACTGTTGCGCCCATCTCGACGACGGGCACCCCGAACGCCGTCGCTGCCCCGGTCCGCTCCCTCTGGCAGACCGCGAGCATCGGCGTCCGCATGTTGCTCAACGCCTCGTGGGCCATGCGCCGTCCGGGCATGGTCGCGATGGTTGTCGGCGTCAACTGGTAGGACGGCCGCGCGAGACCCGCATCCGGTTCATAGGGTCCGCCGCAACGTCCTATCTGCTGGATAGCGAGTAAGGGAGGGGCATCCGTTCGACTGCGGTTGCCCCTCTTTCTCAGAAGAACCTCACACGGCGAGTGACAACGAACGGAGAGACAAATGGTTGAGCGCAAGTCGCGCGCTGGTGAAGCAGAAGTGCAGTCGACGACCGGCTTCACAACGGTCATCGGCATTCGCGGCCCGGCCGCGGGCGAGTACATTCAGGTGCCCGACGCCGACGTCGCCGCCGCCGTCGCAGAGGATGGATGGGCGGTGGAGGCGGTCCCGGGCACGGTGATAGAACTGGAGCCGAACGCCCCGCTCAATCCCGCCTGGGTCGTCCCCGGCTACTACATTCCACCCGAACTGACGACCGAGCCGCCTGATCCGCCTGACCCGCCCGATCCCGAGGTCCCGGCGCCGCTCGCCATCGCCTCGATCACCAACTCGAATCCCGCTGGCGTCAACCTCGCCAACATTGCCGAGATCAGCCAGTTTACCGAGGGCGACACCGTCACCATCGCGGGCGCGGTGGGCGATTATGCCGCCTGCAACGGCGCCCATGTGATCCACAGCGTCAGCGCCCAACTCGGCGGCTTCCTGCTCACCGGCATCGACACGTCGCTCGCGGTCGCCCCGGCGACCGATCCGGGCATGACCGTCACCCCCGCCACCCCCGCCTCGCGGTCGGCCGGCCGGCGTGCCGCGCCCCCGGCTCGCAACAACAGGAGACGCTAACGATGGAAGTGTTCGCCAAGCGCGGGCCCCTCGCCGGGCAGCGCGTCGAGATCCCTGACGAGGACGTCGAAGCCGCCACGGCCGAGGACGGCTGGGCGCTCAAGCTGGAGCCGGGCACGGTGCTCGAAATCGACCCGGCCTATGCCTACGATCCGAAGTGGAAAATCCCCGGCTACGATCCGCCCGATACCGGCAAGAAGGCCAAGGAGCCGAAGGCCGAGGATAAGAAGTAGCCGCTGTGGTTGAGCGGCCCCCGAACGTTTCACGTGGGACAGGGCCCGCGCCCGGATGGATGGCGCGGGTCGTCGCACGTCTAAGCGGTACGGAGAAGGCGCAAGGCGCCGCCGAGGGGCAGACCATCGCGCAACCCATTGCGCGGGTTGAGCATCCCGATCAGGGCTGGCTCCCGATGAATTGGGGCATCAACTTCTGGCAGCGTGGATACAATGTTATATCGACCGGCGAGAACGCCACGGTCGACGCCTGCGTATGGGCCTATATCCGCGCCATCGCTCAGCTGCCGGGCTTTCATCGGCGCACCCGCCCCGACAATGGCGTCGACACCATCACGACGACGGCGCTGTCGCGCTTGCTGCGCTTCCCGAACACCTACGAGACGCGATCCGACTTCCTGACGCACACCGTCCGGTCGCTCCTCTACGAGGGCAATTCCTATTGGCTCGGGCTGCGTAACCAGCGCAACGAGGTCGTGTCCCTGCATTGGCTCAACCCCAAGCAATGCCGGTCCTACGTCGCGGAAACCGGCGACATCTTCTACTCGATCGGTGACAACCCGGTGCTCAACGGGGACCCCGACATCGACTCCGCGGAGCGGTGGCTCGTGCCGCAGCGCAACATCCTCCATATCAAGCTCGCCACCCCGCGCGATCCGCTGGTGGGCGAGACCTGGCTGACCTCGCTGGCGTGGGACCTCCTCAATCGCGGCGCGATGAACCTGTCGCAGTCGGCCTTCTTCCAGAACATGTCGCGGCCGTCCGGCGTCCTCTCGACCGAGCAGATTTTGACGACCGAACAGGTCGACCAGTTGCGGACCCGCTGGAATGAGCACGCGGCGGGCATGGCGGCAGGCGGCGTGCCGATCCTCACCGCGGGGCTCAAGTTCGAGGCCATCTCGCTCAACGCGCAGGACAGCCAGATCATCGACCAGTTGAAGCTATCCGACCGCACCATCGCGGGCGTGTTCGGCGTCCCCGGCGTCCTCATCGGCATCACCGAAGCGACGGGCTGGAACAACACCGAAGCCCTGATGAACTTCTGGCTCGCCAACGGCCTCGGCTACGTCCTCGATCACATCGAAACGGCGATGGACCAGTTCTTTGAACTGCCGGCGCCCGACTATGTCGAGTTCGACACCGACGCCTTGCTCCGCACGGCCCTCAAGGATCGCATCGAGGCGCTGGCGCGCGGCGTGACCGGTGGCATCTTCGCACCGAACGAAGCGCGCGCCCGCGAAGGCTTGCACGCGGTAGAAGCGGGCGACGAGCCGCGCGTCCAGCAGCAGCAAGTGCCGCTGTCGTTCGCCTCGCTTACCTCGATCCCGCCCGCCCCCGGCCAGCCGGGCGTCCCCGGCAATACGCCGGGCGCACCGCCCGCACTCCCGGCGCCGGCCCCGAGCGAGGACGACGAGGACGAGGACGACGAAGATGCGGCCCGCGCCATGCAGTACGTGCGCCTCCATGCGCGCGAACGCATTGCGCAAAAGCTCGCGGAGGTCATCGGTGAATAAGCCGCTCGTCACCAAGGTCGACATCATCATTCTCGACGCGGTCTGCGACGCCGTCTCCGACCTGATGATCGCGTACTTGAAGCGCATCGAACAAAAGCTCGCCGGCATGGACGCCCGGGTGGCCGAGAACCGGGCCGACCCGACGCTGCGCGACGACACGACAGGGATGATCGCGGATCTCCGCGCCGGCCTCGCCGCGCTGACGGAGTCGATCCCCGACCTTGAAAAGCTCGTCACCGAAGCCGCCGACCAGGTGCAGGAGCGCGTCGAGGCGAGGCTGCGCGAGGTCAACGTGACTTTCACGGAACGCTCGATGGACATTCTGAGCCGCCTCGAGGCCCGCGCGGCGACGATCAAGGATGGCGCTGACGGGCCGGTGGGCCCGCCCGGCTTGCCCGGCGATCTCGGGCCGGCCGGTGATGCCGGTCCTATGGGGCCGGTGGGCGATGCGGGACCGGCCGGCGAGCCGGGCCCGAAAGGAGACTCTGGGGCCGATGGCAAAGACGGCGCTCAGGGCCCGCAGGGGGACCCGGGACCGGCAGGCGAGCTTGGTCCGCAGGGTCCCCCCGGTGAACAAGGTCTGCCCGGTGAGCGCGGCGACAAGGGCGATCCCGGCGAAAGAGGCGAGCCCGGAGAAGCCGGTCCCGCCGGCCCTGCCGGTGCTGATGGTAACGCGGGCCCGGCAGGGTCGCCCGGCGTTGAGGGCCTACAGGGGGAAGCCGGACCGCAGGGCCCTTCGGGGGAGAAGGGCGCGGACGGGCTCAACGGCGAGGTCGGACCACAAGGCGAACCTGGCCCGCAAGGGTTGCAAGGCGAACCCGGCCCCGCTGGTGAAAAGGGCGCGGCCGGCGAGATCGGTCCTCTCGGACCGCCCGGCGCACCCGGCGAACCCGGTCCTCCCGGCGAGCCCGGTGCTGCCGGTGAACGTGGGATCGACGGCGTCAACGGCGAGGCGGGCCCGCAGGGCGAGCGCGGCCTCGAGGGCACGACCGGCCCGCAGGGTCCTCCGGGCGAGGCGGGCCCGCAGGGCGAGCGCGGGATCGACGGCGTCAACGGCGAGGCGGGCCCGCAGGGCGAGCGCGGGATCGACGGCGTCAACGGCGATGTCGGCCCGCAGGGCGAGGCCGGTCCTCCGGGTGCTCATGGGGCAGCTGGTCCGACCGGCGAGAAGGGCGACCGCGGCGAGCCCGGATTCGACGGCCGCTCGTGGATGCCGCTGGGCCTCTACGACGCGACCAAGGAGTACCATGCCTTCGACGTCGTCGCGCTCGACGGCGGTAGCTTCTGCGCGATCAAGGATCGTCCCGGCGCGTGCCCCGGCGAGGGCTGGAAGCAGATCACCATGCGCGGCCGTGCCGGCAAGCCCGGCGAGCGTGGGCCGCAGGGCGTCAAGGGCGATGCCGGCAAGCCCGGCGTCGGGATCGACCAGATCGTGACGCAGGACCAGAGCATCATCTTCATGCTCTCGGATGGGCGCTCATTCACCGCCGACATCGGCGCGATGGTGAATCGGTGAGCGTCGTCCGCACCAAGATCGACTACGCCGCCTTGCCCGAGGCGCTGCTCGATTTGGCGAAGTCGCAGATGCGGATCGAGTTCGACCGCGACGATGCGTTCATCCAGATCAAGCTCGCCCAAGCCATCGACCTGTTCGAGCGGACGACTGAAACCGCCGTCACGGGCGGCACGTGGTCATGGGTGCCGGTCGCCGGGTTCACGACCGGGGACGGCTCCTTCGGCTACGCAATTCCGTTCTCGCCGGTGCCGACCATCGTGAAGGTGATGGACGCGAACAGCGTCGACCAGACGGCGCGGTGGGTCGTGCGCGGCCCGCCGATCCCGAACGTCTATGGCGTGCACGCCCTTGTCGCGCTCGACGGCGCCCCCACGAGCCCGATCACGGTCACCGTCAACAGCGGCTATGCCGATGCCGAGACCATGCCGCCCGGCATTCTCAACTTCGTCCTCGAGGCGGCGGCGTGGCTCTATGAAAACCGGGAGATCGCCGCGATGCCCGGCGTCGACGGCGTGCCCTACCTCAACCAGTTGCTC